ATATATTAAAAGCTTCACGAGTTCATTGCGCAGTTGGAGAAAGAGCCGCCTCCATAAATATCAAAACTACTTAAAGGGTCTGCGTCATTTTTACTTAATGAACCACCAGTTTATAAAAGGTGCAAGCTCTCTATTATTTATAATTTCTGCAATAAAATCGTTTTATTGCAGCAATTCAATATGTTGGAAATTCTCAAATACATTAGTTATTATTGCTTCTTACTTGTGTAATGCTTGCGACTATCATCCCAGTTTTCTTACTCTTGATTATATTACCATATTTTTAATATGCACTAGTTATTTGAATAATTTATTAGTTAATGGTGGACTTGTTTTCTTATTAATTCGCGAATACACAACCAGAAAAACAATAGACGATGCAAAAAATATGTCTTTTGCTTTTGCTACTATAAAATGTGTAATTAAAAATTATTTTTACCTTGACAAGGTCCATTATTATATATTTTTTTTTAGTGCCATTTTTGGAATAGCCATTTATAAAATTAGATACAATTTAATAAATGCAAACAATCACAAATATACTCTGGTTTTAACATTTTTAATGCACATTTGCGCCACAATTATGATGTATGTTTCCAGTATTACTGTAAATTAATAATTAATTAGTAGGACCAAAAAGATCTGGTTTGTTAAGCCAGATTAAAAACAGTATAAACGCGCCAACAAATGCCAAACCGGTCATTACAAGTAGAGACATTTCTCCCCAAAATTTTGCGTTAACCCAAAAATTGTTGTTACTATTGTTATTTTGTGTGTAGACCTTTGGGTAAACAACTTCTTCTCCACTAACTTCTATTCTTACTGGTTCTTCAATTGCTGTTGCCACGGGGACAAGGACAGGAAATTGTTCCACGGTCAATGGATTATCCGTGTAATTCATTATTGTTATTATTATTATTACTAATATATGTCTTGTTATATTTATATTCAATTTTTATATTTCACAGAGGATAAAAAATGTGTTCTGGGTTGCGAAGTTACTTTATGTAGGAGCGCCATAAATGGTTAATCGAATGTATAGCAATGATAATATACCATAAATAATTGCAGTTATGGCATTTTTTATTTTATCTCCACTTTTTTCTCCAAATTTATCATTAACAAAAAAGGCCATTTTAGATCCCGCAAATATACCTATTATTGAGCCCAATACAATCATACCACCAATATAATAATTTATTTTTTTGTGAATGTAATATTCGTATAATCCAAAAAGACCTAGTGGAAGAGAACTTATAAATATCATTGTCCCAGCAATCATTGTTACATTGTCTATAATGTTCAAATATTGGATGAAAAAAATTAATATTGCTATGCCTCCTCCTTTTCCTACAAAGGCTGAATATAATCCCACAAATAAACCTAATAATACTGATATTAATCCTTTTAACATTTATTTATTTTTAGTTATATTATAAAAATATAATTTTTTGGTTTGATGCAAAATAAATTTAGTTTATAATTATATATACAATAATTATGAACCCCACATTTATCCGAAATAATCCAGTTTTAGTTAGCATAGTTCTTTTTATTTTTTTATTTGCGTCTTTTCAATTGCTTAAGCCGGGATTTATGTATAATACAGATGGCAGTTTGCGACGCTTTGGCGTTGGTTATCGCAACAAAACAATATTGCCCGTTTGGCTTCTGTCTATTATTTTAGGAATTCTCTCCTATCTTTTTGTTAGATTCTATTTATCTAAACCAATGATGCTATTCTAATAGGTTCTAATAGCTTTAGATTATGGCCCAGAAGCATATATTTGGCTACTCGCTTTGGCGTTTTGTTTCAATTTTGCGTCTTCTGCATCCACGAATTTCTGGTGATTTTCAGCCATTGTTTTTGGGTCCATCACGCATCCACGAGACGATAAATTATACTGTACTATCGAAATCAATAGTACAGCTGTGTAAGTATACCATAATGCCTCGCCTATATTATCGCGCGTTACCACTACACCCAACAATTGTTTTTTCAAATCCAGTGATTCCGTATTTCCGGGAGTTTGAAACTTTTCCTTCATCAACGGTTCCAAAAGAGCCCAATATTGGGTAAAGTTTTCTGGCACGATTTGATTTATCATTATTGATGCATTCCCGCATAATTTTATTATAGCTTCCGCGGATCTTTGCAAAGAAGCTTTTTTGACAGGGTCAGTTTCTTTATTCAACTCTTCTTGTATGTCAGCATTCACCAATAATTCGTTTAGTATTTGATTTGCCTGACCAGCAACGGCAAAATAACCCACTACATTAGAGAATGCTGATTTAAAACCGGGAAAAATAATTAGAATTAAAGCAACCAAACCAAAAATGAATATCCAAGGGATAAATGTCATCAATGCCCCGGCCGCAAAATTGTCTTTCAAGTTTCCACCGCATTTATTTACTATTATTCCAACATTAATAAAAAATTGCGATAAAACTACTAGCAAAAAGTACATAATTAAATATAAATTGCCTTTCTTTGAGAAATTTGCCATTGCTTGTTCTGGCGTTAATGTTTCTTCACCGGGACTTCCATCTTTATTAATGATGGCGACCTTTTCACCACCATTCAATACATCTAATGTCAATTTAGGTTTAAAAAAATAATACAAAATAGTAACTAATGAAAATATCAACAATGAAAGATAAGTTGCATCCATGTTATATAAGATATTGGTATAATTTAATTTGATATAATAAAAGTATATTTTAACACAATGAATTTAAATAATTTCTCTAAACCCATTTTAACTGAACCAGGAGTAAAAAGTTTTTTGAATGAGACTTTAAAACAATGCAGAGAGTTTAAAAATACTTATCACAATCTACTTTTTAACATTTCACTTTCAGTAATATTTTTTGTCATTTTAGGAAGTCTTTTGCTTATTAAATACAAGGGTAAACTTACACCATCTGAAAAAGAAATGAAAAATCGTCAAAAGCAGCACTATATTTTATCCAAAATTAAAAATTATCAAGATGCTAAACAAATTGCTCAACAAGAGCTTATTTCAGGTTTACCTAATTGGGATACAGAATATGATATTATTCATCGCAAAATGACAATGTAAAAGTTTTCAAGGCCATAAAAGAACAAAAAAACAAAAAATAAAAATAAAAAACAAAAAACAAAAAACAAAAAGAACAAAAAGAAAAATATAAGTATATTATAACTTTGGTAATGGATGAAGAGAAAAGGAGAGAATATAATGATGCTTTGAATACTTATTATAAATTGAAAACAGCATATGAAAATGCATATAATGTCGACAAGAACAAAATTATTAAAATGAAAGACCTTAGCTGGAAGGAAAAGCGCTTCGAGTTTTCAAAATTGAAACCAAAATGCATTAACTGCAAACGAGCAGTGGGGTCCACATTTTATACTACTAATGATAAAGGAGAGCGAACACTTGTTGCAAAATGTGGTGACAAAACTAACCCATGTCCATTAAATATTATTATTAATTTAGGTTACATTATCAATTTAGATGCAGAATTAATAAACGATGAAAAAACTATTGCAGATGCAAAAAGATCTATTATTTCAGATAAAAATGATTTATTATTTGGATACATTACTTCAAAAGAAGCTGTTGAAAAATTTGAAAATATAAAGGACTCTTACGCCACAAATAGTGGCAATTACGAGTTTTTATTGCAGACATTTAACGACATTGTGGACAACAAGGAGAATAAAGAAGAGTTAAAAAAGGAAGAACTTGAACTGCAGGTAATAATAGGAAATATAAAAAGAATGATGAAGGATTTTGATTCGACGCAAAATGTTCAGTTCGTAAATGATGTAGTAGAGTTGTATGTGAAGGAGATGATGCCTTTATTAAAAGATGTTATGAAAAAGAAATATGTTATTTCTTCTGTTGAATATGATGAAAGCGATGGGGTTTATAAGCTGATTCAAAAGCCAATTTCGGTTGAGGATCTGGAATCGGACTTGGCCGAAAAAGAGCAAGGCGTCGTTTCTTTGCAAATGGGAGTTGATAAACAAGCAAAGAAGCCCAGATCGCGTTCTGTAAAGGCTCGACCGGATGCTGAAATGAGAATTGTTATTCCTAAGAAGCAAACGAAAAAAATGCGCAAACAAGCACTAGTTTTAGAACCAGAGCCAGAACCAGAGCCAGAAGAAGCAGAGGAACCAGAAGAAGAAGAAGCAAAACCAGAAGAAGCAGAAGCAGAAGAATTATACGAAGAAAGTGAATCTGAAGAGGAAGATTAAAATATTGATATATTTTATAAATAAGCGCAATGGTGCAATATATTTCCCTTCCAGTATTCTTAATCAGTTTAGCTATTGGTCTTTTCTTTGTTTATATTTTAGGACCTGACATGAAAACAATAATTGTTTATCCCACTCCAGAAAATGTCGGCCAAGTGCAATACAAGGATGATGCAGATAATTGTTTTCTTTACAATGCCACGGAAGTGAAATGTCCTACTGATCTTAGCATGATTAAAACGATTCCCATTCAATCGCACCCAGAAAATCTTTCAAAATAAAAATGTGCAAATAATATAAGATGTATTTGGCAAAATTTGTTCATTCAAAAACGGGAAGATATATTATGTCCGCATTACTAGGATTTGGTTTAGCTTCTCTCTTTAGAACTGTTTGCAAGGATAAGAATTGTTTAATTTTTCACGCCCCACCTTTAGATGAAATCGAGAACAAAGTCTACAAACAAGATGGCAAGTGTTATAGTTATAAAAGCGAATCAACAAAATGCGATGCAAACAAAAGAAATGTTAAAATTTAAAACAAAAACAAAAACAAAAACAAAAACAAAAACAAAAACAATCGTCGTTATATTTTTATACTTTTTCTAAAAATATAATTATATGTCAGTAGATACAACAAGTATACACGATTTGCCCGCCGACCCCGCAAGTGGCATTAGTGGAAATGTAAGTCTCTCTGTAAATGAAATGAAAATGCCGTCTGTAGACCAACAAGGTGTTCCGGCAATGGCGTTGGACCAAACCACGATTAACCAAATTGTAAATGGTTTGCAGCAAGCTAGCGCGACTGGAGCTACACAGTTGCAGTCTCGTGATATTCCGCAAACAACGCAAGGCTATACGCAAGACGCACAAATACAGCCAACTTATATTCCTCCTTCATCCAACGCTGATTATATTAAGGATTATGAAGACAACAATGATATTATAAATAATTATAATAGGCGTCTGGAATCGTCAAATAGCTTGGATCAATTGTATGATGAACTGCAAATACCTTTGTTGATTGCGGTGTTGTTTTTTCTTTTCCAATTGCCCATCTTTAAAAAGTTTTTATTTCAATACTTTCCAGTTCTCTTTTTTAAAGACGGAAATGTAAATATTTATGGTTATGTATTCACTAGCGCGCTTTTTGGTCTGCTGTACTATTTTCTTTTCAAAATAATGACACATTTTAGTAAATTTTAGCTTTAAATTTCTCCAACTATAGTAGGGTAATGCCGTTTTTTAAAAAAGATATTATTAATGAGTTTCTTTCAAGATTATCTATTCCAGGAATAAGCATACTGGCAAATAAAGATTTAAATGAACAATCATTGAAAGAAAATGGCATTGGTATATGCAGAGGTTCTATATTGGATAGTTATTTAGAAGAAGCCTTGGACGATGCATTTGGAGAAAACCCAAACTATGAAGTTGTCGCGTTGTTTGAGGGTAATACAAAATCCGCCCCAATCTCATTTTTGATTGTTGAAAAGGGTGAATGCGTTAAATTGAGTAATGTGTGGTCGGTCAACCTGATATGTGCGGTTCTTCAAAGCCCAAATGGTTTAAAAGGCATTGGTCAAATACTTATGGGTTTGTACTTGTATAGTATAGCGGAAAATAATGAAGTGGAGGAAAAGCTCGGTGTTTTAGAATTGGCAAATGGGTATATTAATGCAGGAGGATTAGCAAGTTATTCGAAACTCGGTTTTAAAATAGACAAGTCTTTATACGGCGAAGATTGTTTCCCCAACTACAACAATTTACCTATGATTGCTGAAGATATTGATCAAGATAGAATAATTGATATTTTAAATAATGTTTTAGACGCGGCTTACGAGAAAGAAGCATTATGTTTAATTGAAGATCGCGATATACAGCTCTACGCGGGAATAGGCTTGAATTTATTGACCTTTATGACCCTTGTTCCAGAAGACGAAAGAAAGGAATACTTTCTCACAAATTATGGATTGAATTATGGTGTAAATGAATTTAGAAATGTGAATTATAAATATTTGCACAATTTGATAAGGGGGAAAGAGCCCGGCGAATTTGAAACACTTATTATTGACATAGAACACGGTAGAAGAACGGACACCAAAAAGTTTCCCGGATTTTCAAACTTGCACAAAAAAATATTCACAAAGGGTGAGGCTGAGACTAGTGATGTTAGTATTCAACTTGAAGAACCATTGGACAGAAAATCGCGGGCATCTAGAGCATCTAGACCATCTATAGCATCTGTAGTCGCAAGAACGCCTGTAGAAGTGCCACTTCTTGTTAAACTCGTTTCGCAGGGAAGGATAATAGAAGAACCCGCAAAAACTAGTAGTAAACGGGCAAAAACACACACGCAAACGCAAAAACAAAAACAAACAAAAGGTCAATCCAAAGTTTCAAGACAAAGTTATCCGGTAAAAAAGACTTCAAAGGGAGAAAAAATAAATCCGTTGTCGATTATAGAAGAGGACATTAGCGAAGTTGCGGAACAAGAAAAAGAAAGCCAGCATTCAAGTAACCCGTCAATAGTTTATCAGCTGAGATCTATGCTGTTTCCACAATCAAGAAAATCAACTGCGCGCGGTTTAAAAAAGAGAAAGCGTGCAAAAGTTACTCGAAGACGAGGAAGAAGAAAATAAATGTGTAATAGTAAAAGATATTAAACATTTATTATTATTACTAATATATTATATTGTCATGATCGATAAATTACCAATAATGGACTCCATAAATAGAGTAACGAATGAAGCTATTCGCATGTCTTTATTCAATAAAATAAAAACGGGAAATGTATTTTTTGATACAATTATAACAACGCTATCGTTGACATTAATGAGTTATATAGTGAAAGTATTATATGAAATGTCATTTGACAACGATTTTAAAATTAGAGAAATAAATATAAAAGAGACTATCAAATACTGGTTCTATAAGAAAAATATGATAACAATGTCGGGCAAAAAATGCTCGTCTATTAATTATCATTGTGCGCCAATAGTGAGTTCGGCGTTTGGCGATCGTTTCAAGGCAGTGTGGAATGAAATAATAAAAAATATTGATACAAATCCATCAATTAGTGAAATCAAGGATTTTTTAACGCTCACTCAACAAAGTCATTATTATGGAAGTAGTGGAGATAATGACAACAGCAATAACAATAGCAACGGAAACAATAATAACAGCAACAGCAACAATAGTAA